TCTGATGGGATTTAACTCTAAAGGAATCTTGTCATAACCTGCTCTTAGCAGTAGCTCCACCAAAGCGTGTAACGGTAATAGTGCCGCATACTCAGACACTAATGTCCCTTGACCATTACAGCGAAGAACAACCACCCCAAGTTTCCCACTCTTAGTTGTCCTTGCCTTGCTTTGGCGAAGCCATGCTAGCGGTGCGAATTTGGCTACACCCTTAACTTCCACATCAAAGGGAAGATTAACGATGTCACCAGACGGATCTGCACCTCTTCCAACCGTAGCGTATTGCCACCACTCCCTCAAGTAGTCAGCGACAAGGCGTTCGGTTGCTAAGCCTCTATTCCTGCGGTGATTCGTCATCAATCTCTTTCGATGTCTTTAGGGCAATATGGCTAACTGCATGACATCTCAGACAGGTAACAAATACCTGGTCATTAGCCTCTGGAGTAATAGCCACAGGTTCATTGCAAAGATCGCAATAGATAACAATATCCTGCGGTTCTGTGAGCTCTCCGCCCATGATGGTTGCTGTTCCATCATCAAAGATTACCATTTCGCCCATAGTTATGCCCTTGCCTTCTGTGGTCGCCAATTACCTTCTGGACTTATCTCATACCAAATTACATCTTCGCCTTTAGGGCATCGATTCATTTCACCCGTAGCTGCTGCCATGCACTTGAAATGACCCCAAGGCTTGTTAGCCTTTGTCATTCCATGTGCCCAATGCATTTCACCATGAGGACATCGAGGAACATCCTTGTCAGTTGTGCCGCCTATAATGTCCTTTACAACAGCGACTGCCTCAGCTGATGTCGTAGGTGCTGCGACTGTTTTAATAGTCCAGGGATCGGCTTCATTTACGACAGGGATATATTCTTTCGGTTTGTCTGCGAACTTTGTTCTTGCGACCTTAACCATTTCCTCTTTGCTTGGTCGCTTACCCTTGCTTGCGTAACCAGCATTCGCAAGTGCTCTGCCGATCGCGCTAGTCTCGCAGTTTTCCAATGCGCTAGTTGCATTAACGCCTCGACTGCTAATCGTCTCCTCAGCGAGTCCGCTGGAGAACGGCGTGCTATCAGCGAAAGTACGATAAATCCATGCTTTAACAATGTATCTGTCATTCTGGAAACTCACTAACTCCGTTTCAACGCGGAAATCTGGGAAGTCCTTGATGAACTTCTCTAGTCTTACTTCTACTGTTTCGTAATCATCTAGATTAAACATAAAGTTCATCTGCCTCTGTTTGTAGTTGGACTGCTATCGCCAAATAGGCTATTGCATCAATGTAAGAATCTGTGTGGCTTGGCGATTCTGTGATTCTGGCGAGTTTGACTTCGACCATTGCAAGTGCAGCTTGTGCGTCTGTGATTGGGTAATCAAGTAAACAGGATAACCTTGCAGCGATGCGACCTTGATTGATTTTCGGATGACCGTAGACCTTGCCACGATCTTGCATGATGTCGATTGCATTGATAAGTGCCTCGGTTGCTTTCACTTACCCACCTGCTCGTAATACTTGCGTACGGCTTTGCGACCATCGACGAGCCCTTGATCGTAGCCAGTTTCCTGACCCCATCTAAAAGTAAAGTAATTTGCTAAGCAAAGTCCAACAACTGTAAGGATTGTTAAAGAGTTCATATAGCCCTTTCTTGTCCTGTATTTCAGGAACAGGGAAAGTGTTACACAGCTAGTGGGATTTATTCAGTAGATTTTGATAACGAAACGGTAACAATTCTGACCCGTCCATTTGGTCGTCAATGTCACGAATTACATCGTTACCGAGCGCGCCCGTATCTCTTACCTGACACAACAAAAGTACCGTCCTTTTCTAAGTTAATGATGCTGACCTGCACATTCGTACCGATTTCCTCGATGATTATGAACGCCTGTTGCCAGTTCATTGTGCCCTTAGTGTAATGAGCCTGTCGGACATCCATGAGATGCCCACCTTCCCAGCCTCTCAGGATACGCCCTATTTTGCCCCCAGAAGCCTCTGTAAAGGCTGATTGACCTGCTCTGTGGGTGTGACCACAGATAACGCTAATACCTTGCCTACGAGCCGCCTCTAGGGCTGTAAGACCAGGCGTAGGCTTTACGCTTCCTTCATCGCCATGTACTGCCACAATGCCCCTAGCAATGGCGTAGGGCTTCTTATGATAGGTAATGCCTAACTCATCGAGCTTCATAAACTTCTCAAAGCGCAACTCAGGCAATGCCAAAAAGGCTGGAATCTTTTTCATGATGACATTGTAAAGACGGTCTGTGTGATTGCTACGGATCATGTGAGCATCTTTGGTGTGCTCCACTAATGACCAAAGAACTTCGACTGCTTCATCTCTGTCAGCAGCTAGTGTTTGTTCGTACCATCCTGGAGTGTTTTCTGTCCATCTGGATATCTGTGGTAAGTCGATTTCATCACCGAGAGTGACGACAGAATCGGGGCGTACAGCTTTAATATACGCTGCAACATTTTTTACTGCTACTGGATCGTGATAGGGAACTTGTAAGTCTGGAACTACTACGGTTCGCTTCATTCATCCTCATCGTCATACCAGTCTGGCTCTGGGATATTTGGGTTAATTGGAGTAGGCAGTATCCAGTCCGGATACGCGTTTTTCTCCGTAATTATGCCAAGTGCCAAATCAACTGGGAAACCTGCTCGGCGTAATGCGCGATACATTTCATGCACACCGATAGCCCACGCATCTAGTTTGGAATAGCCTTCATCCACTAGCTTCTTAGTTGCTTTTCTTGCCATGTGTAAATTGTCACCTCTCCAATAAAGAAATGATTGTTTCGACACGCCCTTCAAGTCGATTCAATCTGTCATTCATTGATGAACCACCGTTAGGTTTTAGTTCATTCAAGTAATGCTTGACTAGCCAGCGGATTGATCCTGCAAAGGCTGTGACGATTGAGATGACTGCAACTGCTAGAGCCGCCCAGTTAAGGGCAGTCATTATGCTTTGATGCCGTAGCTTGAATCGTTAGGATTTAACCAACGAATGATTGGCGGCAAGCATGATGAAAGTCCAGCAGCGATTAACGCCTTTGGCTCTGTAACACCAGCTGCTGCTAATGAGAGAACTGCTACTAAGAATGCTCTAGCCCATGAGCCTGCTGCTGTTTTAAGGTCGTTCATTTGTTGCTCCTAGCATCGGGATATCAAACCAGCTACCGTTTTGGTCGCCTTCTTTAGTAAAACTGATATGGATATGAGCGTGATGAGAAGAGATTCCCTTATATTCTTTCCAACGGAAAAATGATTTTCTAGATGCAATCTTTCCTGCGTAAATGATGTAGGAAATTCGTTTGTCTTTCTTGGCGCATAGGCGTATTTGGTCGGCAAGATAAGCACCTGTGCTGGGGCGTGAGTCGAAGTCCTTATCCACATCAATAGCCCTGACGATTCCGTTAGACGGATCGGGATTGTGGTCACTCTTACGATTGGAGTGTGCGGCATCGCCTATCCAGCCATCACTTTTGCGCTCACGGTGTGGGAATGCGTCGTCAAGCTGCTCACGAAGTTGTTGCCCTGCTTTACAGAGTAGAGGCTTCACGCTTGGCAATCATTTCATCATAAGTTGATTTAAGCATTGAGGTATATTCCCCATTGCCTCGGTCAATAATGGCGTGTTCTGCGCCAAGTTCATCTGTAAAAAAAGTGACATCAGACATTAGAGTTCTGCTCCAAATCCTAGATAGCCGCCAGTTGTATTCTGTTTAACAAAACAAAATCTGTTTGTGGTCATACCCGATGAGTTAAATTGAACCCCTATGCTTGTCGCGCTTGTAATAGAAATAATGCTCGCAGTTGTGACGGCGGTTGTTGTGCCATTCATATCAGTCACACTTAAAGCAGCATAATCAAGCGTTGTTGGAACTACTCGCATTGTTACAGGTAAGGGAGTAAAAGCAAAAGCAGCACCTGATGTAACGATATAACCGCTGTTTGCTAGTAATCCATCTGATGCAGCAGAGTTGTTTGTTCTAAAATAATACCTTTGGCAAGCAGCCAGTTCACCTTGGATAGTTCCACCTGCGCGGCTAAAGGTTGTGGCAGTTGAGCCTAGTTCAATTTGAACCCCAGTAACTTCAAAATAGTCTGCTGCTCCTGCTGTACCTGTAGGAGCCATCGCAAATTGAACACAAAACTCTGTAGCGGTTGCAGCGAAAGTTCCTGTGTAAGTAAATCGCTGCCAAGTTGTAGTGAGCGTTGCAGTATTTTCTGCAACTGTAGCAAAGCCTGTGTAAGAACCTGTTGTGTTGTTTTGGTCTGTACCTGTTCCAGAATAAAGTCCAGCAATTAGAGCACTAGAAGTTGGAGAATAGTTAGCACCTTTGCGAGCGTAAAAACTAAAAGTAATTGCTTTACCAGCATAAGGAATTGCATTAGAAGTTTCTACCGATTGACCAAAATAAAGGCTTGTTGTAGCAGTATTACCTGAGTCACGAGAAATTCGAGCGCAATACTGGATATTTGGCAAGTTGGTTGTATCACCTGTTGTTTGACGTGTAACAGTTCCACCTGCAACTGAGCGATAGCCATTCCATCGGTCTGCTGTATAAGCAGTTGAGGACATTGTGATAGATGTACCGCGCTGCCATATATCAAAGCCGCCGTTAATGATGGCGTTTTTACCTGCTGCGCGTGAGAGCGTTGTGCTAGTAAGCAGATTAATTGTGCCATTTGTATCATTAACATCCGATGCGGAATAGACATCTCCATTCGCATATGTCGTTTTCATTGGCCAGCCTGTTGCCATTAGCACACCTCTTTCATAGGGTCAATTCTAGTACATAACATCGAGCAAAGCCTCCTGCGTGGCAATAGTAGTAGTCCATGTGTTAGGGGTGATGTTGTGAGCAATTCCCTGCACTTGAAGTTTCTTCTGGATTGTTGATCCACCAGGCTGCTCATTGGTGATGTCTACCGTGTTAAAAAAGTCAAGGCTTAGAGCTGCTGTGATGCCTGCTGAATATGATGGAGTCATTAAATCTAGGGTTATTGTTTCAATGCGGATGGATGTTTCTTTGCGGCTATCGACATAAGCAGTTGCAAGGGCTAGGGCGTTGGCATCTGTCTGCATGAGCATATCTGTAGCTGTAATAGATCGTGTGAAGTATTGGGCAATAGATGTCGCATCTGAGTAAGTCTGTGCTGTGCCACCGATACGGGTCACAGTTGCCTTGTTCACAATTGTCTTGTCATCGAGTGCAAAGGTAATTCCAGCGTAGTTAATTCCTGTGCCATTTTGGTTAAAGATTGTTGGACTAGCAGCTTGAGCATCATAGACAAATTGTCTGCCCTTAAAGGTTGCTACGCCATTCTCATCGATGTAGAACGCGCCTTGTTCTGTAAACTCAGCAGTCTGGATTGCTTCTAGGACTGTGCGTGTTGTGCCAGGGTCTGCCACGCAAGTTGTAGCACCTGTGCCAATGCTAGTAAATGCAGGCGGCCAGGCAATCATGGTTAAGATAGATTGAACGCGCTGTGCAGTTGTCTGACCTGCTGTGCCACCTGTAACGGTTGTAATGCCTGAGTTATACATCAATCTAAAAGCGTCATAACAGATAAAGGTTACATATCCTGTTTCTTGACCTGTTGGATAGGTATAGCGATATTCGGTGATGTAACCCCCGAATAAACCATAGGTGTTGCCTGCAAAGATAGCAGATGCCTGTATCTTTCTAAGTGGCTGTAATAGCCCGTAATACGGGCTAGAAGTGTTCTGTGGGTTGAAGTCACCGTTTGGATCGACAACTCTGATAGTTGCTTGTCCAGACTCGTAATTATCCTGCAGAAGGTTGCGCCCTCTACGAGTTGAGATGTTTGTTGTTTGAGCAGACACATCGACAATGACAGGAATGGCAGAAGCTAGTTCAGCAAAGCCTAGTTGCGAAGTACCCAAGATAAACGGGTTACCGAATGAAGCTCCGCCCGATAGATTTATCTTGACAACAAGGGTTGCTGGTAACGCCATTATCTGTACGCAGTCGTATAGGAGATTGGGATTCCAGAAGCCTGATTGTTATAGATGCCTTGAGTAATGGCATTGACTAGATCGCGCTCAGTAGTAACTGAGCCTTGCACATTTACTGAAATGTTTGTTGTGCGAGATTCAGCAGCTCTAAATGTTCCAGCACCAAAGTCCATAGACAAGGCTGTGTTAGGAATGCCACCAGATACAGCATTTGGATCGTTGGTATTAAAGCTAGTACCACCGCCAACAGCACCGCCGCTAATGCCAAGAGCAGTCATAAGTTTTAATTGCTCTGCTGCAATTCTATCTAGCAATGCTCTAATGGAAGCCCTAATGGCTTCTGTGAAAGCCTTCATAGCATCTTCTGCTTCATTGGCTTTTTTAATCTGCCCAGCAAGAGCTGCGTTCTGGTCATGGATAGCAATGAGAGATAAAAGGCGCATCTTTGTTTCACCATCAGTTGCCTGATTCATAGCAGCAAATAAGCCAATGCGCTCTACATCGAACTTCTTCTCTAATTCTAGAAGGGCTAACTGATCGCCTGTGAGAACTAGTTTTCTAGCAGTATTGTCGTTATCAATCTTAGATAAAGTGTTCTTGGACTTTTGCAGTCTGATTGCATCGGCATTGGCTTTATCAATGGCTTTGCGTTGTCCAGGCGATTGGGCTGGTGTGCCTGCCGAACGAGCCTTGCTTGATGCACCTAATCTAGAAAGAAGTCCAATTCCTGAAATCTGAGTACCAGCGGCTAAAACATCACCAATAAATCCTGCGCCAGGTATAGATTTGATTGCTTTTGTAAGAACACCGATGCCATAGATTGCATTGCCAATTTGAGTGGCAAAACTTTCCATTGCTGTTGTTGCTCCGCCGATGCCTTCTTCTCCTGCAACCATCTGCATGGCATCAAGAAGGTCTTTGCCGATAATCTCTTTGGCGTTATTAGATGCAACTGTGAGCTTAGCGATTGCTCCTGAGTAGCCTTCGGCAGCTGCTAGGGCTTGTCCTGAAAACTTCTTTGTTAGTTCGCTAGTAATTAAGTCTAAGTCACCAGATGCGAGAGTGGCTTTAGATAAGCCTGCACCTAGACGGCTAAGGGCTGTTGTCTGTCCACCATAAGCCTTCGCGAGTGCCATAGATACGGCACCTAAGTCTTTGCCTGTACCTGCCGCAATATCAAGAGCTAAAGCTAAACCATCTTGTGACTTCTTAACATCGCCTGTAGCTGTAAGAAGGGTTCTAAACGCTGGACGAAGGTTGTCATCAAGAACGCCAGTAGCGCGCTGCAAATCACCGATAAACTTCTCAACCTCGATGGATGCAAAGGCGTTGCCTGTGTTGGCTAGGGCTAAGGCTAATGATCGTGCAGCCTTTTCATCGGCTGCAAATGCTTTGACTGACTGCTTACCAAATGCATATAACTTAGATGCAGCAAAGACTCCAGCAAGTTGCTTACCTAGTTTTGCAACGCTTTTTTCTAACTTTTGTGTGGCAGTTTCAGCCTGCTTAAATGCTTTATTGCCGGTGTATTCGGCTGCAATATCAATTACTACATTAGCCATCAGCGAGTGCCTACCATTCGATTGAAAGTCTTGCCAGCATTATCTATGGCTTTAAGAACAGCCTTTGTAGCGTTGCCCTTGTCATTTTCCCAAGCCTTATAAATCAAGCGACCACGCTCTTTGCCTGATCCTGTAAGTGGACCCATTGCCTGAGCAAAGTTAGGACGAGCCGATGGCTTTGTGCCTGGAGCGCGGCGACCTGCTGTTTCATAAATAGCACCAGCTGCTGAACGGTTACGAATCTGTGCTAATGCTGTAAAGCCTCTGCGATTAGGCTTCGATGGTGTTGTCTTGTAACCAATGCCACGCTTAACGATTGAAGCGTTAAATACAGGAAACTTGCCACCTTCTCTAGCCCAGTTGCTTAAAGGCGAGGTAGTGACAAATCCTCTAGCTTCTTTTACAACAGGCTTAAGGACGCTAGCGATTTCCTTTTGTGTTTCTTTGCCTAATTCTGGAGCGAACCTGCGAAGTGCCTTACGGAGTTCAACGCCGCCTTTGACGGTTGCTGGCATTGGCTATCTCCTTCGCATCTTCCTGTAGAACCTTGATTAGGTTCTTTAACATCACTTCATCTAGCTCTAATAATTGTTGTGGCGCGATCCCGAGTCTGACACTTAATTTAGCAATCAGATAGGTGATCGAGTCGCGCCCTAAGCCAAAGGGTCAT